GACGACTATTTAGAAGTAATCGGCAACATCTATGAGAACCCGGAGCTAATAGCGATAAAGAAGGAGGGGGAAGGATGAGTGAGAATATTGAAGTATTAAAAGGGAAAATTCTTACGGGCATTGTTGGTAAGGTTGGTGATGAGGAAATGATGTTCACCACCGATGATGGCGAAAAATATAGAATGTTCCATTATCAAGATTGTTGTGAGAGTGTAACTATAGAGGATATCGTTGGTGATTTGAACGATCTTGTCGGTTCACCTATTATAGAAGCAGAGGAAGTAAGTCACGCTAGCGATCAAAAGGACTTGCCCGATGATTTGAAAACAGATTCTGAAAGTTATACTTGGACATTTTACAAGCTCGGTACAGCTAAGGGATTTGTGACAATAAGGTGGTTTGGAGAATCAAACGGCTACTATTCCGAAGGTGTTGACTTTAAGAGGATTTTTGACAATGGTCCGATAACCGTCCGATAGGGGGTAAAGATGAGCAACCCACTTTGGAATAGATATGTAGAAGCAAACCCAAATGAACCATCATCAGATTTTGATACAGTTACATATTGGGCTGATGAACTTATATCAAAATATGAAGCCGAGAACGCCGCCCTTCGTGAAGAAAATGAACGTATAAAAAATGCAGCAAAAGGTATTGGCATGGTATCAGAATTGAAAGATATGGAAGAAGCTGCTGTTCTGGTGCTTGCTCTTACTAAAAAGATAGAAGCAATGAAGAAGTTAATTAAAAGAAGTCTTGTAAAAAGAAAAGACTTGACAAATGAAAAATAAACAGTATAATGATATTAACTACTTTGCTGTTCGTTGCAATCTAACAGGATTTTTCAGAATTGCACAGGGAAAAGAAGAAATTCCATTTGTTTGGGGTCATAATAATATTGAAATCATAGATTTAGGTAAAGATAAAACAAAAGCTTTTTTGAAATTATTAGAGTTAGAAAAAGTTGCGAATGAAGGGAGTTAATACATATGGCAAAAAGAGAAAAAACATTGAAAGTGAAAACATTGAAAAAGCCTTTGATGGAAGCAGGATTTAAACCATCTGTAGATGAAGTTGAAAAGAGAGAGAGTTTCTATTTTATTCCTTCTGAAATTGAAATGACAAGAAATTCGGAGCTTTCTGAAATGAAAAAGACTATCCATAAACCCTTGCTTCTGTCTAAAAAGAAGGTTAGATATTCTGGACATTCAAAGTCTGGTTCTGTGACATCTATTCCTGAATCAATTGCTTCAAAACTTCTGACAGCATTGATTCTTACAGATAAACCTTTGACTGCAAAGGAACTCCATGAAAAAGCAAAGGAATATGGGGTTACTTCATCTTATAATGCTACTCAAGCACTTCTTACAATGTTGAAGAAAGCTCTTCCGAAGGAACTTATTGTTGGAAAACAAAGACCTGCAAAGATGAGCCTTACATCAACAAGGTTGGAAGATATTCCTGTTCTGTATGAAAAATTCCTTGCTCGTATGAGGAATCAATATGCTGAAAAGAAAGAGAAAAAAGAAAAGAAGACAGAAGTAAAAGAAGAAGGACTTGAAATCAAAACTTCAGGTTCAGTGGTAGAACTTCAAGAATTGTTTAAAAAACTGAAAGGAATTGAAATTTCTGGTAATCTGGATATTTCATTGAAACTAAAACATGAATAACATGTTTTCACAAGTTAGAACACCACAGGAAAAGGTAGCTCAAGCAAAGAATTATCTTGTCTTGAGCTATCCTTTTTTTGGTAATTTAATTCTACGTTTAGAAACCACTGAAGATTATGAATGTAATTCTTCATGGACCGATGGAGTAAGTTTTGGTTATAACCCTGAATATATTAATAGTTTATCTGTTGAAGAAGTTCAGGGAATATTAGCTAAAGCAGTATTAAAACTTGGTCTTGGGCATACTACCCGAAGAGGGGATCGTAACTATGAATTATGGCAGTTAGCATCTGAATATGTTACGAATCCCATTGTTATGGAATCAGGGAAAAACAAAATTTCTCTTCCTCAACCTGTGCTTTTTAGAAATGACCTTAAAGGTCTAAGTGTTGAAGATGCTTATAAAAAGCTTCAAAAGGAGCAACAAGAATCCAAGAACAAAAATGGGAAAAAAACAGAAGGGGATCAAGAAACTGATGAAGAAAAAGAAGAAAGGCAGGGGGGAGAAAATTCAGAAAAAGAACAGCAAACAGAACAGCAAACAGATGTAGAAGTCAAAGATGCAAAGGATAAAGAGGGGAATAAATTAACAGGGGGAGAAAAAAACAAAGAAGAACAAAAGTGGAGAATCAATATCCAACAGTCTTATGAAATTGCAAAATCTATTGGGGATATTCCCGCTGGACTTGAAAGGTTTGTTGTTAAACTGTTGAATCCAAAACTTGGTTATGAACTTCTTAGAGTTTTTATGGAAATCATTTCAAGAGATGATTATTATTGGGCAATTCCTAATAAAAGATATATTGCATTAAATACTTACCTTCCTTCCTTAAAATCAGAAGACTTACCTCCTGTTGTTGCTGCAATAGATAGTTCTGGTTCAATTAGTGAACCTGCTCTTACTCGATTCTTGTCAGAAGTTGAATATATCCTAACAATATATAAGACAACAGTTTATCTTGTACTTTGTGATTGTAGAGTTCACAAAGTATATGAACTTACACAGGATGATCTACCTCTTCAATTAAATAGAAATATTAAACTTTATGGTTATGGGGGAACAGATTTCAGACCTCCATTTGAATGGGTTGAAAAAGAAGGAATTACCCCATCAGTATTTTTATACTACATAGATATGGAATGCCATGATTTCCCATCACAGGAACCTGATTATCCTGTTATTTGGATTAAAGAAGGGGAATATAATAATAAACCACCTTTTGGTGATTTGATCGAGTTGGGAACAGAATGAAATTACAATATATTATTGAAATTGAAACAAATGATAATGAAGAAAATATCAATGTTTGGGTTGATATATTGAAAAAGATTTTCAGAGAAAATGCTATATTATGTTGTGTTTGTGGTGATTATCTGTCTATTGATTTAACAGATGAAAACCAGTTTATTATTCGTTGTCCAACATGCAGCCAAATTGCAGAACCAATACTAGAACGAGAATATGATTTTTGTGATTTTGGTTATTTTAATATAGGAAGTTATATTAGAAACCGATTTATTGATTTTAAAAAGAAAGAAAAGATTAAATAATAATAGAATAAATTTATCTGTTTAATATTCTATTATTTTAATATTCCTTGACAAATTTCAGGTAGAGTTGTATTAAGAAAGGCAAGCTACCCCTGTCATGGTTTAGAAACAAAAAACACCCTATTATTTATAATAAATTAGATATACGCCCTTTCTAAGTTCTGAGTATCAGAATTAAGGACCATCTGATTTAATGGGGGGAAGGAATTTGTTATGAACCAAGAAAGAAAAATTTTCATTAGAAAGGCAAGGAAAGCTACAAAAAAGAACAAAGAAAGAGAAAAAAAAGAAGAAGGAAAAAGGTATGAACGCTTTTGGGCTTTTTACATGTCCATAGCAATACTAAACGAAAAGAATTTTCTCCCCTATTCTGAGATTGAAAGAGAATTAGATTATAGCCGTTATTCCGAGAAAGACGATGTTTATAAAGGAAACAGCTATGCTCCTATTCTATCTAATTACCCTTCTCCTGAAGAAAATTTAATAAGAAAAGAAACATATTTACTCTTATCATCAGACGCAAAATATGTAATGGGAATTCTCTGTGATAATGAGTGTTTGGAACTATTATGTCCATCTAAAAAAGATGTAAGTAGGCGACTTCTTTATCATTTCTTACGAAGGCGAAAAGAATGGGAAAATAAACGAATTGAAAAAACATTCAAAGAATTAGATAAAACTTTTTCTTTTGATTGGGTTTGATTTTAGGAACTTTTCAAAAAATATATGTTATAATCATAGTAGAGAGTATGAATAAAAAGGTAAAAATAAAAATCCATAACAATGTTTGGAGCAGTGTTAAAGATCATCTTTGCAGAGAGTTACTTTATCCCTGTCTATCATATGAAAAAGAATACTGGAAACAGGAAAAATATGGTAAGAAAAGACATACTTATAGAAAGTGTCTTATTGGGCATAATGGTTATTTTCTCTCAGGGCATTTAACAAGGGTAATTAATTATTGTAATCGTAATGATATTGAAATTGAGTGGGAAGGGGCTTTAGATTCAATAGACACAGATCGTTTTCCTTATCTAAATGGGATTACATTTCGTGAAGATCAGATGAATATGATGCTATCCTCTATTGCAGAACAAAGAGGGGTAATTAAATGCCCTACAGGAAGTGGGAAGACTTTATTGATTCTAGGTATTATGTCTTGCTTTCCTGATAAAAGAATATTATTTCTTTGTCATTTGAAAGAGATTTTTGATCAAACAATTGAGGCATTAGGAAGATATGGTTTTAAAGACATAGGGGTCATAGGAGATAAAGAATTTAAAATAGGGGAAAATATTTGGGTAGCAATAGTTAATTCCTATCATAATTATTATACAAAAGAAGAAGTAAATAAAAACAATTGGGATATTATTATTGTGGATGAATGTCATCATATATCAGGAACAGACAGAATGTATTATGATATTTTAACTTATCATAATGCCCCCATGCGATTAGGATTTACAGCAACTTATCCGAAGAAAGAAGAGGAGATTTTTGCTTTAGAAGGTTGCCTTGGTGAATTAATTGGAGAAGTAACAGTTAAAGAAGGAATTGAATCTGGATTTCTATCCAAACCTAAAGTAAAAATTATTTCTGTTCCTGTTGATCCTTCACTTAGACCTTTATCTTATAAAACAGCATATCAGGAAGGTATAGTAAATAATAAAATACGAAATCGTTTAATAGCAGATACAGCAAAAAAGATTAACACAGAAGGAAAAACTGTTCTTGTTGTTGTTAAAGAGATTGAGCATGGTAATAATATCATAAAAGAAATGGAAAAGATAGGATTATCAGCATTATATGTTAATGGACAAGATGGAAGAAAGCGTGATGAAAAACGAGAAATCCGACATGCTTTTGATAGAAAAGAAATTATGACTGTAGTTGCTACTTGTGTCTGGAAGGAAGGGGTAAACATTCCTAATTTGGATTGTGTTTTACTTGCTGCTGGAGGGAGAAAGGTAGAGCAACAGATTGGAAGGGGTTTTAGAAAAACAAAAACTAAAGATGAATTTCTTATTATTGATTTGTTTGATAACAGTAATAAAAGTTTTGTATCTCAATTTGGGGAAAGAATAGCTTTTTATTGTGAAATGGAGTGGTTATGAGTAAATATAGAATGGATTATGGTCCAATATTTATAGCTTTACTAGCATTTCTTTGGTTAGTTTTGGCTTTTTTAGCAGATAAAGAAAGTTGTTTAGCATATATAATTTTATCTCAGATTTGGTGTGTTGGTCTTTTTCTTTATAAAAGTAAACCCAATGAGGGGTGTTTATGAGAATCTTTGAAATTTACAAACAGTGTAATGGAAAGGGTTTACTTAGTGTTGTTATTTCAAGTGAAGTAACAACAGCAGGACTTTTTGAAACAAAAGAAACTAGGGAATGTCCTTATTGTAATGGAACGGGGTATATTGATTATTATGATCTTGAAACGGAGTGGTTATGAAAAAAATATTTAAAGTTTGTGAAGCTTGTGAAGGAACTGGTTCAGTAAAGAATTATGGTGATTATTGGAATACTACAACAATTTATTATTTAACAACTTGTTCGGTTTGTAATGGAACAGGGAAAATATTATGGGGCTTTATTGATGAGTATGATTGTTTTTCTGAAAATGGGGAGGATAGATATGCGAAAGAAACCAACTGAAAAAGGGGATGCTCTTCTTTATTTAGCTCATTTTGGTATTAAAACAGAATTTGATTGGTTGATTATTCCAAGAGGAATGCAAGTAGGTATTAAGCTTTGGTCAGTAATAGATTTTCTTTGTAATAAGCATAATTATAAATGGAGAAAAGTATAATGAGAGGAACAGTTGCAAAAAGGATAAGAAATATAGCAAGAAAAAATTCTGAACCTACTAAATGGATTAAAACAAAAGAAGGCACAGTTATTTGTATGGAATATAGAGCAGTATATAAAGAACTAAAAAGGAGATATAAAAAAGGTGAACACTATGGTAGCTAATACTTTTGTAAGCCCCTATTTTATTGAATGTGATAATTGTGGGCGTATCACTACTATCAGAGAAATTTGGTATAAAAACACTGGAGAACGATATTGTGCTACTTGTATGAAACTTGTTTATCCCGAGTGGTATAAAGAACTCAAAATGTGGGAAATTGAGGGTGCTGAACAAAAGAGAGATAAAGAACCAAAAAAAGAAGAAAAAAGAAATATTATTAATGAACTGTTTGGGCCTAAGAAAGAGGAAAAATGAAAGTAAAAATTTTACATGAAGCTGGATATGAACAGGCATTAATTGGGATTAGTTTATCATATAAAAAAGTTTCAGAAGATGACCCTAAGTTTTTTGAAAAAATGGAAAAAATTGCTTTTAAGTTATCTTCAATGGATGATGGGCATAACAAATTTCTGGAATCTATTTATGTTTGGTTAGATGTGACTGCCCCCCGATATTGGTGGCAACAAGCAGATACTTATCGTGTTGGTTGTTCTAAACAATCAGAATCAACTATGCACACACTAATGAAAAACGAGCTTGACCAAAGCAATTTTCAAGAACCATTAGATCAGAATATACTTAATAATCTCAATGAGTTACAAAAAACAGGGGAATTTAACAAACTAAAAAATTATTTGCCTGAAGGATTTTTACAAAGGAGAATTTGGTGTTTGAATTATAAAATGATCCGTAATATTATTAAGCAAAGGAAAAATCATAAGTTGCTTGAATGGCATTTATTTATTTTCTATTTGCTTATTACATTAAAACACTCAGAATTTTTTGATGATATTTTAGAGGACTAATTATGTGGACAAAGAAAAAAATCAAAAACATTTATAGTTGTTTTACAGAGAGGCAAAGATTTACATTACTTCTAATGATTATATCAGGATTTATTTTATATCTTGATTATAGTGATTATCTTTTAATATGGTGTTTTTGTTTTATTGTTTATTTATATGCTATTATAGATTATCATGATATGTGGAATGATTTTGTTAGAAAACAAAAATGAAAACCTTAATTGACACATTTGATGTAATTGCATATTTAGACGAGCATCACATTCCTTATAGTCTAAGTGGGAAAAATACAACATCTGGATGGGTTGAGGTTAAATGTCCTTGGTGTCATGATCCATCAATGCATCTAGGAATTAACCTAACTACAAGATTAATTAATTGTTGGGTCTGTGGAGCAAAAGGGTCTATAAAAAGATTAATTCAAGAATGGGAAGGAACTTCCTATATCAGAAAAATAATAGATCAATATCAAGATAAAACTTATGAATCTTTAAAAAGAGATATTCTTATTAGACATGAAAGAAATGGAACACACACAGTTATCCCACAAGAATGCAATGATATGTTCCCATTAACTTATACTGATTATTTGAGAAAAAGGAATTTTGACCCTAATTATATTATCAAGAAATATAGATTGAAAGCTTTTCCTAATCATGGACAATTTAAATTTAGAATTTTTATTCCTGTATATATTGATAATGTTCTTGTAAATTTTACAGCTATGGATACTTCAGGAATTAAAGACAGACAGAAGTATATTCATTGTAAAAATGAAAATGCTATTATCCCAATGAAGGAATGTGTTTATAACATTGATTCAGTCAGAGATATTGCTATAATTTGTGAAGGTGTTGCCGATGTGTGGCGTGTAGGAGATGGAGCAGTAGCTACTTTTGGAGTAAATTACTCAATGTCTCAAGTAAATTTACTCATTAAAAAAAGAATACAAAAAGCTTATGTACTTTATGACAGTGATGAAGCGGGGAAAAAGAAAGGACAGCAGTTAGCAAGCGATCTGTCAGTCTTTATTCCAACTGAAATCATAGAATTAGAACAAGGTGATCCGGGGGATATGTCTGAGGAAGAAGTAAAAAAATTAAGGAGAGAAGTATTCTATGAAAAAGGATAAATGGATACTAGGATGGAAAGTAGTAAAAAAACAAGAAGAAAATAATTCTGTTTTTACATCTTCTACAACACAGGGATATGTTTGTTTTTATTCATATACAAAAATAACAGAGAAACCAAAAAACTGTGGTCCTCTTGCCGTGTTCAAATCTTTTTATGACGCTGAAAATTTTTTAAAATATATCTATATTTATTTAGATAAAAATCTTTCTATTTTTGAAATTCTACCATGTATTTATATAGAATCAAAAGAAGACTGTGTTTATTCTATGAATTTAAAAACAAAAACAACACAGAAATTTTTAAAACAGAATTTACCTTATGGAACTGTTCTTGCTGATAAAGTTCTTTTAGTTCATATAATTAAAAAGAATGTAACAAAAAGATTAGAGGAAGAATAAATAATGGAAACATTACATCCAGAACCAAGTGGGACAACTTATTTATTTAGAAATGGGAAATATTATTTGTATAGCATAGCTTGTCCTCAATGTGATTATCCTTTTCCTTTGTTTTGGTGGACAGAAGATTCTTTTATCTTTCGATGCGAACATTGTCATTATGAATGGGAAAATAAAGGATTTAAAAAAGTATTATTTTAATTATATATTAAAATGGAACAAACAATAATTGTTACTGAAAACAAACTATATTTTATTGTGTCTTCTGTATGTATGAATTGTGGTTCAAATCAATTATCATATGAAAACACATCAAACAAATTAAAACAAAAATGTCATGATTGTGATTATCAAACTGAATATAGAATGGTAACAAGAGAGATTAAATCAGAAATATACAGATTATTTAAAGAGAGAGGTTATTATGTCAAGAATTGATGAAATTAGAAAAGAAGTAAAAATGATTAGGAAAGCAGCTAAAGTAGAAAGGGGGGATAATTATTGTTTTTGTAAGCATGAGTTTGAAATATGTTCATGGTGTACAATTAGGAATCTGCTTCTACTTCTTGAAGAAACCTTGAATATTATAGATTCAACTATGGATTCAAGAGAAAGAATAAATGTAAAAATACCAAACAAAGCTCCAAAAGCAAAAAAGGAGATAGAAAAATATGATCACTGGTTTTAAAAATTTTATAAATAACTATTTTGAATTAGGTGTTTTAATAAGTGTTATTTTTTCCCTTGTTATTGTGACAACAACTTATGTAATAAACACAAAACCAACTATTCTCAATTCTATTGTAATTCTTAATTTGCTTTATATAAGTTTTGAAGTTATTGAAGGTGTTTTAGGTTGGGGTGTTGAAAGATCATTTTGGAAAGAAAGGAATAAAAAATGAAAACAGAAGTAGTAAAACATGGTATTCAATATTTTATTAATAATGGGGTTTATTGCCCTGAATGTGATGAAATTAAATTTGGTATTGATACTGTACTGGACGTTACACCATGGGGTGGTCCTCAAAAATTTATTTATACATTTAGATGTTACAAATGTGATTGCATTTTTACAGTAACGGAGGACAAATGAGTATATAGACTATTATGAAATAATAAAACACGGAAAGACCTTTTTCAAGAAGAGAAATATCAAGTGTCCTGAATGTGGGTCAAGTACATATGCTCATGAGATTTATAAAGAGATAGCTAGAACAGATACAACTTTTTATAAATTTCATTGTTGGACTTGTCATTGTGAATATATAATTGGAATAGATAAAAATGAATGAACTTTTGCGGTGTAGCTCAGATGGAAGAGCAACTGGCTGTTAACCAGAGGGTCACAGGTTCGATCCCTGTCACCGCAGCCAAGATCAACAGAGATAAGGGCTTAAGTGGGTTTTCTCCTTTTTCCCCACACACTCCGATGATGCTGGCTAAATTGGAGTAGCCCTTATCCTATAATAAATTATACAGGGAGTATTTTATGAAACCAAAACAAGCAGTAATTATACAAAATAGTGAGGCTTTTTTTAGTAACCTATTTGAAACACAATGTGATCATTGTGGTGAAACAACATCTTGTATTTATGCTGAAGACCCATTCATCAGGGAAGTCTATCCAGAAGATAAACCAAGAAAATCCTATTGGTGTCAATCTTGTTATAATAACAGACACTCTGAGGTATGAAATAAATGGATCAAGAAAACCATAAATTCAAATTAAAGAATGTTAATATGGATTACGCTTTAGCAAAAGCTCATAATCTAAATTTGACGGATATAGCAGTCTTAAACACCATAACCTTACTTGATAATAAAGACCATTGTTTTGCAAGTAATGGTTATTTAGCAGATGTGTTGGAGGTGTCTGAAAGAACAGTTTCTGCAAGTATTAACAAATTAATAGAAGAAGGGATTATTTCAGTAATGAATTTTAATGGAAGAAAGAGAACTATGAAATCAAACTATAGAAGTGTTCTTCAGAACAGACTAGAAGAAAGCTGCGAGGCAGGATCGCAGGAATCTTCTAGTCAGCATAGAGAAAGTCTTCCAGAAATATATACAAATATATATGTACAAGAAGATAAAGAAAAGAAGATAAAAGAAAATAACTGTGCAGATGAATCTGCACACCCTTTTCCTTCTTTATTCTCTTCTGAAAAGGATAAGAAAGAAGTAATCAAACATTGTTTTATCCCAAAGAAGCTACAACCTATCTTTGATTATTGGGAAAGGAAACCTAATGATCTCCAAAAACATAAACGCAATACCAAAGTTCTTAAAGAATCAATAAGCAGATTAGAAAGCCTTATGGAAGGAACCTTGTTACCGAGAGAGGATTATCCAGAGTGGCACGATCATAAATTTACTGAGGAGGAAATAAAGCAATCCATAGATAATTTTGCTTTGGCTGCTCATGATCATAATTATGATCCACAAAATGATAGTGTAAAGAAATATATGAGAAAGATGTATATAGATAGGTTTTTATGGAATCCTGATGCAAAGAAGTGGGAAAAGAGTCTTTTTATAAAGTATCTTAAAAAACCTCGATGCCTGAATGTGGAAGATACATCCCCAAATCTTACAAAGAAGATTAAGAGATGGTATGTTGCAAATGTCCTTGGTGGTATTGAACCTGAATTTAGTGCAGAAGATATGAATTGCTTTAAATATGCTTCGCAAAGACTGAGTGACTTTTATAAAAAACATAAACATAAATTTGCATTAGGAATGAATGATAGTTTAATGGATTTTGTTGATGATCTCTGTGATGCAATTAGAAAAGATGTAGATGATAATTTTACTAAAGTAACACCGAAGTGGTTCTGCTCCGATTACACATTTAATAAAAGACTTCCTACTTATCTGTATGATCAGGCAGCAATTAGAGATGAATACTATGAAGATTTTGGTATAAAAAATAATGATGATGGTAATTGGACCCCACCAAGTATTTACGATGAGGAATGAAGAAGAATTAAAATGAGAGTAGTCTTAATTTTAAGAAATGATGATAATGAAGTAATGTTTGGTAAACTTGTTTATTCTGAGTTTATAGATTTAAATATATTTAAAGGAACATTTCTTCTTAATGAAAAGATAGATACAAAACAAAGTTTTTTACAAAAATTAATAGAAACAATTAGGGAAGTGTTTAAATGAAACTAATAAAATTTGTAGTGTTTTTAATAATTTGTTTTTTTGCTTTTTCTTGTAGTAGTAGTGGAAGTAGTTCTTCTCAATTAAATTATGAACAAATTACTGAAACAGAAATATGTTTATCATGGGATGATCCAAATTCACCAGAAGCAGGTATTCTAGGTTATAAAGTCTATATAGGAAATAATTCAAGGGATTATACAGAAGTTATTGATGTAAATATGGAAAAATCATTAACAATGGATGATTTAACAGAAGGATTGATTTATTATTTTGCTGTTACAGCTTATAATGCTACTGCTGAAAGTGATTATTCAAATGAAGTTGAATATGAGTGTGGGGAAGATAGTTAATGGAAAGGAAAAGAACAACAGGAAAAGTCTTATTAACATTTGGTGATCAAATATTGATTGGTGATCTTATTAGTGGTCAGTATCGTTGGACTGAAGGTTTTAGGGGGAAGATAAGGTTTGATGGTTCATTTATAATAAAGGATGTTATTGAAGATAAAAAGTCTCTATTAGAAAAATTTATACTTATTTTAAGAGATTTATTTAAGAGGGATTGATTATGACTTGTATTGTTGGATTAAAAGATAAGGATGGAAATATTTATATTGGTGGTGATAGTTGTGCTTCTGATCCTGTTGGGATGCAAACAAGAAGTGATGTAAAAGTATTTAAAATAGAAGGTTATGGGCAAGTTGCTATTATTGGTTTTTGCTCATCATTTAGAATGGGGCAGGTTTTACGTTATAAACTTAAACTTCCAAAAAGAAAGAAGAATGAAAATATTTATGAATGGATGTGTACAAAATTTATTGAAGCAGTAAAAAAGGTATTAAACCATGAGGGGCTTTTAACTGTGGATGATGAGGGTGTAGATTCTTTTGCTGGTCCTTTTCTTGTAGCATATGAAGAGAGATTATTTAAGATAGACACAGATTTTCAAGTAGCTGAACATCGAAGACCATATGATGCTGCTGGTGTGGGGGAATCATATGCTTATGCAAGTTTATACACAACTGATGAACATATTATAGAAGGGATAAATCCAATTACAAGAATTATTATTGCATTAAAAGCAGCTACTGAGTTTTCTCCATATGTACGTCCACCTTATATTATAGGTGTGCTGAAAGATAGGAAATATTATGAAGAAATTTTTTTTGAAGAGGAGAAATGAAAATGAGATTATATCATAAAGAAGAACTTAAAAAAAGTATTTTAGAATTAACTGAATGTTATGGGATAAAAATTAAGGTAAAATCTATTTATCAGACTTATATGATAGGGGGTACTAAAGAAGTAGTTTTAATTATTGCACTTACTAATAAAGATGATAAACCTATTATGGAATACCCTTTATTTTATTTAAAAGAAAATGATGAAGTTACTCTTAGATTTAAAAATAAAATATATGAATCAGATATACATTGGGATGAATATAATTATTAAGGAGAATTAAACTAAGATGGAGAGAAGCACAAGAGATCATGAATTGTTAGATTTATTTACAGAAACAATAACAAAAATTATTGATACAGTATCTGTGAAATTTCCTGATTATGGTGGACAGATGCTACTTGAATTTGAGAACGTAGTTATCTCAAGATGTAATGATAAAATGGAGAGAATTAAAAACCTTCTAAGACATGGTAAAGCTTTTGTGGAAGGTGAATCATTGGAAGATTCTTTGGTTGATTTAGCTGCTTATTCTTTATGGGCGATTGCTGTTAGTAAATATATTAAGAAACATAAAATAAAATATGTGAATGGTGTTATTTCAAAGGATGAATAATGAATGAATCAGAGATGCGAAAAATCTGTGAAGTATTAAAAACAGCAGATGGTGGGTGTGGGGAATGTGTAACAGAATTGTTTTCCGAACTCAAAAAAGCCTTTCCGTGGTGGAAGAAATTTGTTACACAGATTTATGAAGAGTGGAAGAAAGACTATCCTTATCAGGAAGAATTAGAAATAATAAATGATATTTTAGAAAAGGATGAAGGGGATGACATTCAATAGAAAATTATTTTCATCAGTAGATTTAAATTGGCAAACACCTGATAATGTATATGAGGAGTTGAATAAGGAGTTTTGTTTTGATTATGATCCTTGTCCAAACCAACCTTTTACTGATGGTTTAAATGAGTCATGGGGAAAATGTAATTTTGTTAATCCACCTTATGGTCGTGAAGTTGGGAAATGGCTTAAAAAAGGATATGAAGAATGGCAAAAAGGAAAGACAGTTGTGTTTTTAATAGCATCAAGAACAGATACAAAATGGTGGCATGAGTATGTAATGAAAGCAACAGAAATAAGATTTATTAAAGGTAGATTAAAATTTAAAGGAGCAAAAAACAGTGCTCCTTTTCCAAGTGCAATAATTATATTTAAAGGGGAATAAAAATGAAAATAATGTTAATTGGTAGCCACGCTTACAGAAACAGAATGGAAGAAGCAGCAGATAAATTGAAAGAAGGGGGTTATGAAGTGTTGATTCCTGCATTTGATGATCATCCAGAGTGGAATGAATATGAAATTTGTATGTATAATCTTTCTCTTATGAAAGAAGCAGAAGAAGTGTGGATTTATTGGGATAGGAGAAGTATGGGAACAGTGTTTGATTTTGGAATGGCATTTGCTCTTGGTAAAAGAGTTTATCTTAAATATTTGGAACCAAAGACGATGGAAAATGTTATGAAAGCATATTCTTATATAAGTAAGCATGAAACTATTAAAAATTAAAAAAGTAATAGAGAAAGGACAATTGATTATAGTTCCTGAAGATGAGTTGACAGAAGAAGGGATTTATATAGAAATTTTATGTGAAGATAAGAAAGGGAGAAGAAAATATCCCAATATATATTTTTGTTCTGCATTTCATGCTTTTATATCAGAAGGAAGAACATTGTTATATAGAAAAATAAGACTTGTTCCTATTTGGAGATTAAAAAAAACAAAACTAAATAATGTGGAGAGTTCATTATTATGAAAATTTATTTAGCTGGTTCAATTGAAGAAAAGGAATATCGTAAATATGTGCATGATAATTATGGTCATTTGTTTGAAATATATGATCCTCTACGAATGGTTGATCAAGAAAGCTCTGAGCTTGTAAATGAAGATAAACTTTTGATTACAAAATCAGATTGTTTGGTTGCTTATGTTGAAAGACCTTCATTTGGAACACCAATGGAAATTATTTTTGCATATGAGCGTTCTATTCCTGTTTATGTTATAACAACTAAGTTTGTTTCTAGTAAATGGGTAAAATTTCATGCAACGAAGATATTCAATAATATTGAGGATTGTTTTCTTTATCTAATAAAGAAGTTAAAAAGACAAAAAGCAAACAGGGAGGATTAAAATGAAAGTATATTGTAAAAATTGTAAACACTACAGAGAATTAGTAACACGAACAATAGGTTCTTGTGAAAAAGAAAAAAGAGAAGTAATATATGATACTTGGTATGAAAGAAGAATAGGATATTTTTATAATAAATATCCAGAAAAAAAGAACGCAGATAATGATTGTCCTGATTATAAAGAAGCTATACAAAAAAAAAGAAAATATTCATTATGGACAAAGATTAAAAAATACTTAAAACCAAGACCCATTACAAGGGCAGATCAAGTGTTTAGGGGGTAATTATGCCATATATTAAAATGGAAGAAAGAGACAGATTAGATAGGACTTCTTTGGAAGAGTTAGGCAAACATATAAAAACAGTGGGGGAACTAACTTATTGTCTTTATAAGTTGTTGTTGGATTATCGAAAATGGGAGCATCCTTCTTATGCTTTGTTATCAGAATCTATGGCAGCAGCAGAATGTGCTAAGTTGGAATTCTATCATCGGTGGCTTAGAAACTATGAAGAAATGAAAATTGAAGAAAATGGGGATATATTATAATGGCATATGTACGGAGAAGTATTAGCACAAATATAGAAAAACAAATTCTTACAGGAATGATTCTATCGAATAGATATTTAAAAGATGTTTATCTTATGATAGATAGAAACTACTTTCAAAGTGAATATGCAAAAAAATTAGTAGATTGGGTGCTTTTCTATTTTAGGAAATATGAGAAAGCTCCATGTGAGGATATAGAAAGTATTTATTTGGAACGAGAAAGAGAATTAAAAGAAGATGAAGCTGAAATAATGAAATCTTTTCTTGACTCTTTATTGAAGGAGATTAAAAACAAAAACAAATTTAATATAGAATATCTATTAGACAGAACCATTGAATATTTTCGTCAAAGAGCTTTAATTTTAACAATAGAAAATATAAAGATATTAGTAGATAATAATAAACTGGATGATGCTGAAAAAATAATTAAGGATTATAAAAAAGTATCAAAAGCAATATCGAAATGGATAAACCCTTTTGATGAAAAACAAATAAAAAGACTTTATGAAACTAAATTTATTAAACATGATGAAGCTGAAAATCCTGATACACTATTTAAGCTCCAAGGAAAATTGGGGTCATTGTTGGGGTGGTTTAAACGTGGGTGGTTGTGTGCTTTTATGGGTCCAGTAAAAAGAGGAAAAACATGGTTTCTACAGGAAGGGGCTATTCAGGCTTATTTGTGTAGGTTAAGGGTGGTTTTTATTACTCTTGAAATGAGTGATGAAGAGATGAAGAAAAGATTTATTGATCGCTTATTTGCTTATACATCTGTAAATACAAAAGATCAACATTTAATATATCCTTGTTTTGATTGTGTAAAAAATCAGACAGGGGAATGTAGAAAACCACAAAGAACAAATAAAATAGCATTGTATAATGAAGAAAGGAAAATACCTGAATATAATCTTGAGATGGAATATCGTCCGTGTGTTGCTTGTCGAGGGGTATCAAAAGATTATGAAGCTGCTACATGGTTTGAATGGATTAATCGTGAAGAAGCAGAATTAAAAAAGCTGATTGATGGAATGAAAGGATTTGAAATGTATTTTGGGGATAGGATGAGAATAATTGCCTATCCAGAATATTCGGCAAATATATCTCAAATAAAAAAGGATTTAGATGATCTTGAATATATAGATGATTTTGTTCCTGATGTAGTAATTATTGATTATGCTGATATTCTTGCTCCAGAGGATAAACGTGTTCAAGGTAGGGATAGGATAGATGAAACATGGAAGACATTAAAAAACCTATCATCTACTAGGCATTGTCTTATTTTAACAGCTACACAAGCAAATAAGAAAACTTTGGAAAAGAAAAATGTAAAAGCAATAGACACATCAGAGGATTATAGGAAAATGGCACATGCTGATGCAATATTTTCATTAAGTCAGACAGATAATGAAAAGAAAAAAGGAATTATGAGAGTAGGGATTGTTATTCATCGTCATCAGGAGTTTGACCAACTAAACCAAGTAACAGTATTACAGAATCTTAATATGGGACAACCTGTATTGGATTCTGAATTTAAAAAGATGGATAAAGAAGAAGATGATAAGAGTAAAAATTAATAATGATTTAACAATTGAGCATGATATAAAATATGCTCTTACTCATATTATGCAGATTATGCATATAGAATATTCTTCATTAGAAACATTAAAAGAGAATTTTAAAAGTATGATAGAGATGTTTTTTGAGGTATCTGAAGATAAAAAGTTTATAAAAAAACTAAAATTAATCTACAAAAAAATTGATGATATTAACAACAGAAGAGAATTTATGTATAAATATTATAATTGGTTATTGTCAATAGAAGGAAATACAACATATATAAGGGAGAGAAGATGAAAGAAAACTTTACTTGGAAAGGCAAACTTTTAAATGATTATAGTAAAGAGGAATTGATAAATATAATTGTGTTTATGGAAGAATATTATGAAAACAGGATTCAAGAAAAACAACATCAAATAGAAGTGATAAGAGAGTTAAGAAAGGGAAGAGAATGACCTTAGATGAAAATTGTGTAAAATGTGGTTTGTATAAAAACAAAGAACTTAAATCTCCTTTTATGAAATATTCAGGAGAAGGAAGAAAGAAAATACTAATTCTTGCAGAAGCACCGGGGGCAGTCGAAGATGCTAAAGGCACACAATTGGTTGGGGAGGCAGGACAACTATTAAGAGATAAATTAACAGATGTTAATATTGATTTGGATTTTGATTGTTGGAAGGAGAACGCTATTTGTTGCAGACCACCAAAGAATAGAACCCCATCTAGGAAAGAGATTAATTGTTGTCGGCATAGGTTGGCAGAAACAATAAAAAAACTAAAACCTGATTTTATATGGGTATTTGGAAATGTTGCTCTTGAAGCGTTGTTATATGATAGATTTAGTGCAGAAGCAATAAATATTTCATCATGGAGAGGGCATTGTTTTCCTCATAAAGAAAGTGGGGCGTGGGTGATTCCTATGTTTCATCCTTCTTATCTTCTTCAGAGACAAGACCCATTATTGACAAGAATATTTGAGAATGATTTGAAATATGCTGTTTCTTGTTTAAAAAGAAAACGACCTATATTTTCTGATGATGAAAATAAAATTATGATCTTGAAGGATCATGAAGATATTATAGAGTTGTTAAACACAATCTTAGAAGAAAAGCCAATTATGGTTTATGATTATGAGACTTCTGGATTAAAACCATATAAGAGTGGACATAAAATTTATACTATTGGTGTGTCTTTTATTGGGTGTGAACAAGCATATTCTTTTCCTTTTCAACATTCTTATTGGACTTATGAGGAATATGAAAAGATTGAAAAGCTATGGAATAGGATATTGAGGGATAAAGAGATAAAGAAGATAGCTCAGAATATTAAATTTGAGCATATTTGGACAAAAGTTATATTAGGAATAGATGTAGAATCATGGCATCATGATACTATGCTTGCTACTCATATTTTGGATTCAAGACGAAAGATTACAGGTTTGAAAATTCAGGCTTATCTGCGATGGGGGGTTGATGATTGGGCAAAAGAAATAAAAAAATATATAGAAGAAGATGAAGAGGGTTTTAATAAACTTCATTTAGTTGAGTTAGATAAACTTCTTCTTTATAATGGTCTCGATGCTCTTTATGAAAATAAACTCTACTGTGAACAAACAAAAGAACTATCAAGAAAAAAAGAATTAAAAAAGATATATGAGTTGTTCCATAATGGGATTCTTTCTTTTGCTGACACGGAATATGATGGTATATTAGTAGATAAAAATTATTATGATTCTGTGGAAAAAGAAATTGAGAAAGATATTCAGGAGCTTTATAAAAAACTTGCAAATAGTGATGAAGCAAAAAAATTTGAAACTATTATAGGCAGACCTGTTGATATAGGAAAAAAGGATGATGTTAAGATTGCAACAAAAGATTTATCTGTTCTTTTTTATAATGTTTTAGGTTTTAAGGCTACTAAGTTTACGGCAAAAGGGAATAAACCTTCAATTGATGAAGAAGCTCTGAGTGAATTTGATTCTGATTTTGCTAGAGATTTATTAAAATTAAGAAAACTATTTAAAATACGAAACACTTATTTAGCTCAAATGAAGAGAGAGATTTGTGATTCAAAAATTCATCCTTCTTTTGACCTTCATATTCCAGAAACAGGGAGATCAAGTTCATCCAGACCAAATTTACATAATATACCAAAACGAGAAGACATAGCAAGGGATATAGTCAGAAAAGGGATTATACCATCACTTAATAATAAATTATTAGAAGTGGATTATAAGACAATTGAAGTGCGTATCATGGCATGTTACACACATGATCCTGTATTAATTAAATATATTAATGATCCAACTACAGATATGCATAGAGATCAGGCAATGACTATATTTATGTTAGATGAAAATCAGGTTACAGAACCAATAAGACAGATTGGAAAGAACGGTTTTGTGTTCCCTGAATGGTATGGGGATTACTATAAAGCCTGTGCTAAGTCATGTTGGAAAGAAGGGATAATATTAAAAACAAAAGATGATATACTGATAAAAGACCATTTATCAAAATATAATGTTAAAAGTTATGTTCAATTTGAAGAACATATGAAACAAGTAGAAAAGGCTTTTTGGGATTTGTTTTGTGTTACAAAAGAATGGAGAGACTATGAAATTGATTTTTATGGAAGACATGGTTATGTAGATAGTTTCTTTGGTTTTAGAAGGAATGGTTATCTTAGGAGAAATCAGATTTGTAATGCTCCAATTCAAGGGAGTGCTTTTCATTGTTTATTGTGGTCATATATAAAGCTTAATAGGATAAGAAAAGAAGAAGGATGGAAATCAAAGATTATTCTGCAAGTCCATGATAATATTGTGTTTGATCTCGATCTTACTGAAGAAAAACACATAAAAGCTATTGTTGAAAAGGTAATGTGTAAAGATATTGTTGAAGAACATCCGTGGCTTATTGTTCCATTGGAAGTGAAAATGGAAGAATCATTTGCTAATGGTTCATGGGCAGATGTGAAAAAACCATGAAAATTTTAAAAAAGTAGGAACTTTTCAAAAAATATATGTTATAATCATAGTAGAGAGGTAAATATGGAGTACGAAAATGATTTGTGTATAAATAAGCATCATTTAGATGAAGAATGGTTAAGACAACCTATGCTTTATCAGCAGTATTCTGAATTACTTGCAGAAGCTGAAGCGGCAAAGGGGGAAGCACAAGCAAAATTGGATTATATTAGAGCTAAACTTGATTCTGAGATTCGTGGAAATCCATCGGAATTTGGTTTGCTTAAAGCAACTGAAGGAGCAATTGAAGCTACAATCCAAACACAGGATGAGTATAGAAAAGCTGTAGCAGAAACAATTGAAACAAAGAAGAATTTGAAAATTATTGAAGGTGTTGTTCGTGCAATGGATCATAAAAAAAATGCTTTAGAAGATTTGGTTCAACTTTGGTTGCGTGGGTATTGGTCAGAACCAAGTGTTAAAACTGAAGTAAAGGATAAGTTAATTGAACGAAGTAAAGAGAAACAAGATGAGGCTTTAAAAAACAATGAGAGGATGATGAAGAGAAGGAAAGGGGAAAATTGATGAAAGTCTTATGTTGTGGAGATCGTGATTGGAATAATAAAGAATTTATTAGAAACCTATTTATTATATGTGAAAACATAATAAAGAAAAAACTAATTATTATTCATGGAGCAGCAAGGGGGGCAGATACTCTATGTGGTGAAGTTGCAAAAGAGCTAGGTTTTGAAGTTAGAAAATATCCTGCTAAATGGGAAGAGTTAGGAAAAAAGGCAGGACCAATTAGAAACCAAGAGATGTTGGATAAGGAGAATCCTGATATGGTCTTTGCTTTTCATAATGATATTGAAAGAAGCAAAGGTACAAAGGACATGGTTAAAAGAGCACAAAAAAGGAATATTAGAGTTCATATGTTTTGTGAAGGAAATGAATGATCAGTGGATTATATAAATACTATTATATGTGGTGATTGTTTGGAAGTTATGTCTGTATTGGAAGAGAACTCTATTGATTCAATTATTACTGATCCACCTTATGGGTTGTCTTTTATGGGAAAGGAATGGGATCATGGTATTCCGGGTACTCTTTTTTGGGTTGAAGCTTTGAGGGTTGCAAAACCGGGAGCTTATCTTTTAGCTTTTGGTGGAACTAGGACTTTCCATTGGCTAACGTGTGCGATTGAGGATGCAGGATGGGAAATACGAGATTGCATAATGTGGGTATATGGTTCTGGATTTCCTAAATCATTAAATGTTGGTAAAGCAGTAGATAAATTACAAGGGAATGAGAGAGAAGTTATAGGAAAATCAAATAGACATAATTCTGCTCAGTTTGGTGGAGAAAAATATGGCAAATATAAGGGAGGACTACCTAATGAAACTAAAGGAGCTTCTGCATGGGAAGGATGGGGAACGGCTCTTAAACCTGCATGGGAACCTATCATTATAGCTCGAAAACCAGTAGAAGGAACTGTTGCTGAGAATGTTTTAAAATATGGAACAGGGGGAATGAATATAGATGGGTGCAGGGTAGAAATAAATCCTGATATTGATGATCCAAGATTAGGTGGTAAAGGCGATTGGTCATCTGACAAGATGGCGAAGAATGTTTATGAAGGTGGGTATGAAGGGAAAAGAGTTGGTTCATCGGAGTTAGGGCGTTTCCCTGCCAATTTTATTCATGATGGTAGTGATGAAGTAGTAGAGTTATTTCCAACAACAGTAAGCAGACCTAGAACAGTATGTAATAGACGAACAAATAGTAATCATGAATATGGTTTTAAATCAGATGCGTTTAGTCCTCATTGTGATTCAGTTTCTGCTGCACGTTTTTTCTATTGTGCGAAAGCAAGTAAAAAGGATCGTGATGAAGGTTTAGATAAAGAAACAAACTCTATAGCTATAAATACAGGGAATGCTCATAATGTAGCTCCTTTAGGTAGGGAAACTAAATATAAAAACAACCATCCTACTGTTAAGCCAACTGAACTTATGAAGTATCTTTGCAGACTTGTAACACAACCAAATGGAATTATTCTTGATCCTTTTATGGGGTCTGGAAGTACAGGGAAAGCAGCAGTATTAGAAGGTTTTAATTTTATTGGGATTGAGCTTGATCCAAATTATTGTGAGATTGCAAAACGAAGAATTAATAATGTTTTAAACAAAGAAACTAATTTAGGAGGATTTAGTATAATGAAATTAAGTGAAAGACGAGAAGAAGCAGTTAAAAAATTGGAAGAAGTTCAGAAGAGAAATTATGAAACTAGAAATGATAGTGGAAGATTTCAAGGTTTTTTGAGACCTGATGTTGAGATTCCTCTTTGGAATTGTAAACCTGATTTTCATGAGATTGACTTGATTCCTTATATTACAGGGAAGAATAGTCCTACGCTTCCACCTGATGAGATTACTTATGTTTGTATTGTTTATGTTCATGACAATGTTGGTCTGACTGATGCTCAGTTTGTGTGTCCATCTAGGAATTATAAAAAGAAATGCCCTATTTGTGAAGAGCAGAAAAGACTTCTTGAGCAGGAAGGGATGGAATGGAAGCAAGTAAGTCATCTTAGTCCAAAGAAAAAGACTATATATAATATTTGGTGTTTTGATTCACAAGAAGAAATGGATAAGGGTGTTCAGGTTTGGGTAACAGGTTTTAGGAATATGGAAGAGAATCTTCTTGAACTTGCACAGCAGACACCAAGGGGTGGTGGTGCTATTAATTTCCCTAATCCTGATACTGGAAAAACAATTGGTTTTAAAAGAGAAGGGACGAAACTAGAAGATACAAGATATAAAGGTCACAGATTTTTAGACAGAGATTATAAGATTCCAAATGAGATTTTGGATCAGGCTTTTTGCCTTGATGATCTTCTTCATATTTCTTCTTATGAAGAAATTTATGAGGCATTTTATGGTGAACCTTATGTTGAAGAGAAGAAAGAAACTGTTGATAATGGGATGAATCGTGTCAGGCGATCAGTTGAGGAAAGAAAAGAAAATCCCCCTGCCTCTACTCAGACTCCCCCACGCAAACCAAGAGAAATGTTATCACAGAAACAGACTTCTGCTTCAACTCCAACTACTAAAGTTTCAGAAGAAGATGTTGGGCCAATGTGTCCAGAAGGTGGGGATTATGGGAAAGACTGTGAAAAGTTAGATTCTTGTGGTAATTGTCCTATTTATGATGATTGTAAATCAGAAATGGATCGGGTTGAATCTGATGCTGCTTTAAGAATGAGGGATAGAATGGAAAAACGTAGGTTGAGACCATAAGGGGTTTTTATGTTTTTTTTAATAATGATTGCTGTTTTAATTTGGTATTTTATAATTGTAATAGAAGTTGCTTGGAGATAATCTATGGGAAGACATAAGAAGATTAAAGAGATTATTGATCAGGTTGAAGACCATCATATGAAAGACAAAACTTCCTTAGTAAAGAAAGGCAGGGTGCTTATTCCAACAGGGAGCACTCTGCTTAATTTATCCTTGTCTGATTCTGCATTAGGAGGTTATGTTCCCGGCTCTATTGTAAATGTAGTTGGTGATAGCTCCGCAGGAAAAACATTCTTATTGTGGACTGCTTTTGCTGAAATTAAACATCATCCTGATTTTAAAGATTATCGTTGTATATATGATGAGCCTGAACATGCTTTCTATATGCATATTCCAAAATTATTTAGTATGTCTGAGGATATGGTAGAAACTAATATTCAATCGAGAACAATTCAAGAATGGTATCAAAATATAATGAAGGTTATTAGGGATGATGAGCCTTTTATTTATGGTTTGGATTCATTTGATTCTTTATCCTCAATTGAGGAACATGAAAGAGCAGAGAAATTGATAAAATCAGGTGAAGATACAGGTTCTTATAAAACTGAGAAAGCTAGAGTATCTGGTGAGATATTAAGAATGATTACTGATGATTTGGAGAAGACTAGATCAATAGTAATTGTTATTTCGCAAACGAGGGATAAGATTGGGGCGATGTTTGGAGAGAAGAAAACACGGAGTGGTGGTTATGCTCTTCGGTTTTATTCTACTCATGAGTATTGGCTTTCTGTTCTTGGTCATGAGAAAAGAAGGGAAAGAGAAGTTGGTGTTAGTATTAGAGCAAAAGTAAAGAAAAACAAATTAACAGGAAAACTCCGTGAAATAGAGTTTCCAATTTATTATGATTATGGTGTTGATGATATTGGTTCTATGATTGATTTTCTTATTTCTGAACAAGTATGGAAGAAGAAACCCGGTGGAATTATTGATTCAGGTGGGGTTTTTCCAGAATCACGAATTACTGATTTGATTGCATATGTTGAGAAAGAAAATTTGGAGAAAAAGCTGATTGAGAAGGTGGAATCTGTGTGGAATGATATTGAAAAAAGTGTAGTTACTACTAGAAAACCAAAGTATTCTAAAGTAAAAGTAGAGGAAGAAAAGAATGAGGAATGAAGAATTGATAAATCGTAAGAGAGATCAATTAGATATTCTAATAGAATTTCTTTCTCAACCAGAGGAATTTATGAATTGGATAGTATATAGTGTTTCTTCTAGTAATAAAAATGTGTTTATTGTTGACCCAAGAACAATAAGAAAAGCAATTATGGCATTAGCAACTATATTAAAACATGAAGTAGATATTCTTGAATTAGGTGAAGAACAAGTTAAGATAATGTGTTTATAAGGAGAATATTGTGGATGTAATTATTGTTGATTCTAATTGTCTATGTCATATAGCAAAACATTCTGTAGGTAAATTAAGTTATGATAATAAGATGACAGGAGTTATTTTTGGTTTTCTGAATACTATATTTAGGATTGCTATGAAATTTAAAACAAACAAGTTTGTATTTGTTTGGGATTCAAGAAAATCAGTTAGGAAGAAAATAGAAAAAACATATAAAGAACACAGGAAAAAAGACGTTACAAGTGAAGACAAAATGTTATTTAGACAGTTTTCAGATATACGACAAATTGTTTTAGATAAGTTTGGTTTTAGAAATAGTGTTATTGAAACAGGATATGAATCAGATGATTTGATAGCTTCAATTGTTATGAATTCTTCTGGTAATAAATTTATAGTTGTGACAACTGATAGTGATTTATATCAGCTTCTTGATTATTGTGATATTTATAATCCAATAAAAAAGAAAGTAATTACAAAAGAAACATTCAAGGAAGAACATCATATTGACCCTGATAAATGGGCAATGGTGAAGGCAATAGCTGGTTGTAATTCTGATAATGTCAGAGGAGTTCAGGGGATTGGTGAAAAGACGGCTATTCGTTATCTGAAAGAAGAATTAAATATAAAATCAAAAGTTATTAAAAAGATTGAGAGTCCTGAAGGACAGACAAAAATCATAAAAAATATGGGCCTTGTTTCTTTACCAATTGAAGGCACAAAAAAAATAGTAATAGATGATGGTTCTTTTAAAGATGAAGTTTTTTATGCTGATGATTTTATTGATATTTGTTTAAAATATGGTTTTGAGAGTTTTATGAAAGAGTTAACAAAATGGAAAGAAACATTTAAAATGATACAAAGAATTCAGGAGGTTTAAAATGGAAATGAAAAGAAACAAACCAGTTTATTTTGTTATTGTTCCACAGGGACTTTTAATTGGGATGATTGATCCGGGAATAATGAATGGAGATTGCTTGGAATATCCAAGACATTTTATGCTTAAACCCGATCCCCATGATCCTGCAAGAGCTATGGCAACAATTAATCCTATGATTGGTAATCCAAGAATAATTTAT